GCACCTCCTGAGCCTGTAGTCACAGGTGAGCCGTTGGAAGTAGTAAGACCACCCCCTACGTTAGCACTGTCCTTGTATTGCTGTCTAGCCATTTGTACTAGTTCTGCTTGGGATAGACCAGCGTTAGCAGGGTCTGCTACCAACGCACCGTAGTTTCCGGCAGCGGCTTCATTCATCCCGTATTTAGATTGATTAAAAAGGTCACTGCCTACCTGTTTTACACCATAACCAATAGGCCCTGTAGCCATGCTTAGGTAATCCAACATAGAAGGAGTGGAGGTATTAGGCGCGGTGCCTTTTGGATAATAAGCGCCCGTACTGCTCTGTGTTATGGGGTATTGTTCACCCGCCTGAGCATACGCTAATTCCATTGTTTGTTGTTCTAACTGATCTGCAATACGTCGTGACTCTGCATTAGAGCCTGTCACGTTGGAATAGATATCTGGTTCTGGCATAATAAAAATCTCTCTGTTAAATCTGTGTTACTGTGAATGAGCTTGGGTTATAATAATCGGCACCAGCAACACCGCCCGTACCTTCTTCCGACTCTAGTACGTGGGGGTCTGTACCGTGATCACCTACAATATGTGAACCATCAGCACCAGATACTCCGTAAGTACCACCAGAGCCGCCTGAGCCACCACCAACTGTTCCATCGAAGCCTCCAGTACCGCCAGTACCAAATGAGGATATAGTGCCATCAGCACCGTTAGTACCACTATAGGTAGTAGAGCCTCCGTTACCACCAGAGCCTAGAGTATAACCACCGCCTCCTCCACCGCCACCACTGTATGCTGTACCAACGTGAACAGCACCAGCACCTCCTCCACCACCTCCTCCACCGCCACTAATAGTACCATTATTGTCAATGGTTACTGGTGTTTCAACGTGGATAGCTATACCACCGTCCGTACCATCAGTTGGTTGAGCAATTTGGTTATAAGAGTAACCATAACCAGCGTTACCACCGTCACCACCCCGACCTAATATCTTACCATTGTTTTCAATCGTTAACTTTACATAAGTGGTTCCTGTCTTCAACGCATAACCGCTAGTGGAGCTTGCCACCAATATAGCGTCGGAAGGAACAACAACCTTGACATTATGATATTTGTCTAAGCTAATTGTATCCAAGTCAACGTCTGTATGTGTACCTGAACTGAACGTGTATACAGACTCATATTCATAGGTGTTCTCCCATGTGCCTGATACTTTAGAGTAGCCTTTCTTGACTTTAGTCCAAGATCCACCTACCTTTACGTGGGGCTTCGCATCTGTCCAAGCCCCTGAGACTTTGACTTTAGTATTCAAACCATACATCTCCATCGTTACCTTCTGAGGCAGGGGCATCATTATCAATATAGATATTCTTACCTGTAGCACCAGAAGCACCATCAACGATCACAGTATCAATGCCCATAGCAGGGCTAGCTGCTTGTACAAAGGCCGTAGTGGCTACTTGAGTAGTATTAGTACCTGAGGCCGCTGTAGGCGCTGTAGGCGCTCCTGTGAGGGCTGGTGAGCTTGTATCAGCCTTAGAGTTAACTGATGTTTGAATACTAGTAAATTCATCATCAATCTCAACACCACTTACGGTCTTGAGAGGGTTACCTGTTGTATAGGTATCCTTGGCTGCAAAGTTAGTTGCTTTAATATAATTAGACATTGTTAGAGTACCTTACCTTGTTTGGCATAGATTGATAATTTCTGAAGTGACATAGGAGCACCATTGATTTCAGTGGTGAAGCCTATTTGTATAATGTTTCCTGCTCCTTGAGTAGAGGCTTTCTGATCATTGATAAGTACTGAGCCTGTGTACTCAGCTATGCCGTACTCAGCCACTCCATACTCAAAGACAGTACCAGTTTCTAAGGTGAAGGTATAAGAATAATAAATAGGACTATACTCATAACCTACCTTAAGTGTGAAGGTTTGACCTGTAGCACCTACTGTGGTTGCTGCAAGCTTCTTCACTATCTTGTTAATGTTAGGCATCTCAAGATCAAAGTAGTTACTGTAGTAAGCCATCTCGTACTTCTGACCGTTATCTTGATAACCAAAGTACTCTGCAATACCATCGGGTTGAGCAAAGTATAGATCAGAACCTGAGGATAGGAAAGCAGAGGGGGTCAGTGAGGGCCAAATGGTTACCCTGAATGAACCGTCCTGTAAAGGTGTTCTAGTATCAAAACAGAAGGTCTGTGTAGTACTTGGGAAGGTTAGTAGATAGAAAGCATTGACAGGGGAGTAGACTGATTTAACCAATGATAGGTCTTCAGAGGTTACAGCTTGTATAATGTCATCCCTAATGTTCTTAGAGATATCACGCATAGGCTGAGACTTCTCTTGTACAGTACGGTTTAATGAACGTACACCAGTGTTACTTAGGAATAAGATATCCTCACCAGTGTTCTGTACGGAGTCTCTGGCAATACAACCAACACCTTCGATTACTTCGACTAAGGTTAAGCTTGAAGTGGACATACCTAACTGGAAGTTGTCATTGTCACCATAGATGATAATGTTGTTCTTACAGAAGATAATTAAGTAACCGTTATGAGCACCCAGTGCTACAATCTCGTCCATGCCTTGAGTAAGGACACTTGAGATGTCAATAGAGCCTGACGTACCTGTTTGATACTTAGCACCGTCAAGTACATCAGTAAACCATACTGTAGTCTTATTGGTTACCGTATCAGCAGCCCATAGGCGACCATAGGCCGCTAGAACTGTATTAGCTGAAGGCATTCCAGCAGTGGCGTGAGAATGATTACTGTAGGACTCAAACGCTGGAGAGCCTGATTCAGCAGTGTAGATTAAAGGTTCATAACCCCTTTGGTAGAAGAAGTGATGATCATTCAGTGTTGCTGCCTGCCAATTACCTGTGGTGATCGTATCTGAAGTAGTTGGCGTGATTGTGGTTAAGTCTAAAGTCCCTTTGAAGAATGTAGTGTCATTCCACGATAGGCGGGTATTTACACCATTTATATCTTTGAAATCAGCGATACCTTTAAGGTCAACACCTACGTTAGCGTCTGCCACAGTGTCCTTAGAAGCACTACGCGTCACCCAGCCCTTACGAGCACCTAAGCGTCCATACTTGTCAATGACACAGTTGTCCGCATGTAAGGCAAAGCCCTCCTGTAGTGTTACACCAGACTCTTGGGTGTTTAAACCAAAGAATGCAGGTGCAGCAATGGAAGCTGCCAGTAGTTGTTTAGCCATCCTTAGGGTGCCTCCCAGATAAGTTCCTCAGGGTGCTTGTTAGCATCAAGTGCAATAGCATCTGAGAGGTAGTTAGAGGCCAGTACCTTAGCTGAGGCTGCTGACATACCACCGTCTTCACCGCGCTCCTCTACAGCCATAGCGTAGGCCAAGGCTTGTATAGGCAGGTAAGGCACAGTGATGTTATCATCATCATTCACAAGGTCATGGCTACGTTTAATAACGTTAAAGAATAACTGATAAGCACCATCAGGGATAGGGTAAAGATCTACTTGTGTATCACCAGCGGTGTTGATACCATTGAAGACGTAGTAACTGGGACTACCTACAATAGGATCATTATTCAAGAAGGTATTATTAAACCACTTAGGGTCTTTATACTGCATGAAAGTATTACTGGTGTTATTGACAACATCAAGAACTGCTGAACGATTACCTGAGTCTGTTAATACGTAGTTGAATACGTCAGCTTGTGTGTTCACAGTCAATGTTTCCCGAAGGGCTGACCAGTTCCAAGCATTCTCAACCATCTCTTTAGCATCATGTACGAACAGACCTATGAGCTTTGAGTAACCATTCTCATTGACGGTTGAGACTTCACGCTCCCTAAGCCGTATCAGCACGTTGTTGACTATTTCTTTATATGTTTTCATTTGTTACCTTTCTTCATTACGCTATCTGCTAGACCACCACCAAAGTAGAACATTACAATTGATAACATTATCCAATCTATTTGAAACTCTGCCAGTATACCTTGTACGCCTGTAACATCTTTACCCAAGAAGGTCATGACTATCACAGTAATATAAGTACTGATATAAGTACCACCAAACATCAAAGCTAAGTAGCGTTGGGCTATCTTAAAAGGAGCGTAGGCCAGCATTAGATCAGTCTTAGCTTTAGTCTTAGATTCAAGCATCTCTACATCAGAAGTGTATGCGTCATCAATCAAGTCTAAACCTTTAGTGATTACGTCACCACTGCCGAATATTGTACTCAGTATACCCATCGTATTAACTCCTCAGCATAAACGCTAGACCAGTAACCAAAGCAGCTATGAGAATACGAATGAACCACTCGTTGCCTCCAGCCGCTTTAGATACTGTGGCCAGTTTAACAGCGTGATTATCAATAGTCTCTGAATGTTTATTGAGCCTACTGTCCTGTGTGTTATTGTGTTTAAGGAGACCGTCAATCTTTGTGTCAATCTCCACTAGTTTAACCATAGCATCTGCTAACTTATCTAGCTTAGCTTCCAGCCTGTCGAACCTCTGTTCCATCATAATCATCTCAGATAGATAGCTGCACCAAAAAGTGCCGCCATTGTTACCAATAAGCCAGCCATAACTTTTATGCCCAGTGTTAACGCTTCTTCCATAGCCTGTTGCCTTTGGTACTTCTTACGTGCCTTAGCCTTAACTGCTTCTTTCTGATCTCTGGCAAACTGCGCTTTGAACTGTAAGAAGTCGTGGTAGCCCATCATGGATTGTTTGTTGAGCATTTGCTTTAGCTCTTCTTCCTGACGCATTAACTGCTGTTGAGCTTGGTAAGCTTCCAGTGCGTTAGTTTTACCCTTAGACGCAACCTCCTTGTTAATGGCACTGGAAGCTCCGAAGTAGTCGGTGACAGCCTTACCAGCGTCAAGCAACTCTTTACCATTACAGAGCGTCTTCTTGATAATAGCAAAGGCCGCATTGGCTGCCGCTAGCTCGATTAGCATTTAGTCATCCTTAACGTCATTAGGCGTAGCATCAACCACACCTTGCGCCTCTGCTCGTTCAGCTTCATCAGTAACAATCAACGGATTAGTCACAGTTTCCACTGTTGGCTCTGCTTCAATGTCATCACTATAAGTAGTCACTTCAACGGTAGGCTCAACGGCTTCAATGGCACTCTGCACAATCACTTCGTGCATTACGTCATCCATCTCCATTGTGTCCTCGTTGAACACTTGCTCACCTGTGGCTTGCGTCTCGGTTAGCTCTTCACGACCATCAGCTACCACGTATTGCTCTAGTCGGGCTACGGCTTGCTTGTAGGCTGCTAGTTGCTGTGCGAATAACTCAGCACGTTCCACCCAGATCAGACCAGAGACTTTTGTAGGGGCTTTAAGCTTCTCAACTTTAGCCGCTAGCATAGCCTCTGTGTCCTCTTTGGATACCTGAGAGTAGACCCATGATAGCACC